CTCAGTATTTTGGTCACTAACTTGCACACTCTTTGTTTTACGAGTTGCCAATTTCCATTCTGATTTTGGAATAAACTTCCAATAACCACCCTTTACTCTATCATCCGCATCTTCATCTGATACTCTACGGATTTCATCAATTTCGTAACCTTTGGCTACTTTAATACATTTAATACACTTCATACTTTTTGTCCATGTTTTAATTTAAAAATTATTTTAATACCATTAAGATTTCTGATTCTCTTAATAAAAGGTATTTTTTACCACCCAATTTAACTTCTTGTCCTTGATGATATGGTGGAAGAATTACTTCATCCCCAACTTCTACATTCATTGGAATTAATGTTCCACTTTGTGTATAAATGCCAGGTCCTACCGATTCAACGGTGGCTCTTTTAACATCTTCTAATTTTACACTATCGGGTATAATGATACCTCCGATTTTTTGTTCTTGTACTTCGATTTCACTCAATAGGACTCTATCTCCTAATGGTTTTGCTAATTTGTCTTGCGTCATAACTTTGTTTTATTTTTGAAATTTACCTATATGTGAAAATGTTGATTGTAACCAATCTAATACATTTGGAAATGAATCCAATATATGTGTTTTTAATCCTACCTTTAAAAACCCTTGCTTATCAAATTTAGGTGCTGGCTCTTCAAATCTATCAATAATCTTCATTCTAAGATTACCACTAAACTCTGGCTCCGATAGTTGCATCAATTTACGATTTCTTTCTAAGATTGCCAAATTATTTTCAAATAATTCGTGAGCTTTTGTTTTCTTAGGTTGAGTTTTAATAAACTCTAACATAGATTCGGTAGTGTGTACTTCCTCATCCGTTAATAAAGGGAAAGATTTAATGATTGTTTTTAATCCTAAACCTGGTATACCCTCTACATTATCAGATTTATCACCATCAATCATTCTGAAATTAATAAAGTTATGTGGATGAATACCAAATTCTTCTTTAACTTCATCAATGTTATAAACTTTCTTTTTAGATGGCGAATATACACTCACATCTTTGTTTACTAATTGTAAGAAGTCTTTATCGGTACTCATTATAATAACCTTCTCATTTTCTTTCTTCAATTGAGTAGCAATATATGCCATCACATCATCTGCTTCAATACCATCGTAAATCATAATAGAAACGGGTAGAGCTGACAATAACTCACCTAATCCAGTCATTTGACGTTTCATAGATGCGCTTTCTTCTTCAGGGTTCATCTCAACGGAAGCGGCACGGTTCAATCTCATTTTGATTTTGTTCTTGCCTCTTTCGGATTTGTAGCCCGAATATATATCTTGTCTGCTTTTGTTTCCACCTTTACCATCGAATACTACGACAACTCTGGTTGGATTTAGGGTTCGGATAGCGAAGCCGATACTTTTTAAAGTACCGACTATGCCTCCAATATGGTCACCATTCTCATTGAGATTAGGTGCGGTTGACCAGGAACGAATGAAGGTATTAAGACCATCAATAACTAAAGTTTTTGAATTACGATGTAAATCGCCAAATCCTTTATGCTCCTCATCTATTTGTTTTAGTATATCTAAATACTTCTTATTAATCTGACTCATTTGCCTCGTCCGTTGTTAGTTCAACTTCATCCGTTGCCGAATTTTTGTATAATAATATTGTTGCCTCACAAATCCTACGATAGATTTGGTCTTTTAGTTCTTCGTTCTCTAATAACTTCGCAAAGTCTTTAGATTGGAATTTCATTATTTCACCTGTATCTATATCCGTATATTCATACCAAGCTCCTGCTTGCTTTAGAAGTTTAGCATCTTTCATAACTGCTAACCAACCTCCGTAGTTATCAATACCTCTGTCAAAGAAAATATCAAAATCTGCGTGTCGTAATGGTGGGCCCATACGATTTTTAATAACCTGTGTTCTAACTTTAATACCAACGATTCTATCACCGGCTTTAAGTTGTCCCATATTCTTTAATCTCAATCTAACTGATGCATGGAATGCAAGTGCTTTACCGCCCGATGTTGTCCAAGGGTCACCAAACATTGCGTTCATCTTCTGTCTTAACTGATTTGTGAATATTAGGGCGATGGATTGCCTACCAATCATATTGGTAATCTTTCTCATTGCTTTTGAAATAATAATAGCTTTATCAGTTGCGTAACCATCTTTACCATAATCGGCTTCTAACTCTTTATGTGTTGATGCTGCTGCTACTGAATCCACTACAATTGTAACTAAACGATTTTTATCGCCTGTTCTTACTTTCTCAATAATTGTTTCACATGCTTCAAAGATACCTTCAACAGTATCAACTGAAACATATAGGAGTTTTGAGATATCTACTCCAATTGCTTCCAAAAACTCTCTACTAACTGCGGTCTCGGTATCAATCATTACTGCAACGCCACCTTTACGTTGTGTTTCAGCAAGGAGATGGGCGGAGAGCAGAGATTTTCCGCTCTGCTCTAAACCCGTAATCTCAGTAATACGTCCAACTGGCAATCCACCATAAGGTCGGTTTGATATTGCTACATCCAACATTGCATTTCCAGTAGAAACCCAATCTTTAACATTTGTAGGGGCATCGCCTCCTTCATCTGTTAGGAAGTATGCAATCTTACCATCCTTATTTTGTTTGTTGAGAGTGTCAGCGAGAATACTCGCTAAATCTTCTTCTCTTTTTGCCATTGTAACTTTTTAAATTAGTTGTTAAATAAATCATCGAATGCCGATGCTACATCATCTTTTGGTTTTGATGCTTGCTTAGGAGCTTCTTCAGTTTCCCAAGGTAAGTCGCCACTAATATCAGATGTTCCACCCAAATCAATTGAAACTTCAGATTGTTTTGGAGTTGCTACTCTCGGTGTAGATGAAACTGATTGCTTTGGTGCTTCCAATTCATCAATGATGTCATCATCTCCCGTTGAATTAGCTGATGGGTTTAACCAATTTTCTAAAATTGTTTTCAATTCTGCGTAAGATAATTCCGAATATAATTCAGTAATTTCTTTTTGATTTTCCAATAAGTTTTGGATAGTTGCAGAATCTTCGTGCAATTTAGTTGTTGCCGGTTTAACTCTAATTGTAGTTGTTGGGTAAGATGTGCCTGATTCCTCAGCTGATTGTACTTCTAATACAATATCTCTACCACTTAATGGGTCGGTGATATCTCCGTAATCCGGGTCTGCAATATATCCTAAGATATCCTGATAAACCGTCTTACCAAATCCCCAAAATTTAACACCTTCGTTTTCTTTACCACGAACAATAACTGGTGCAAAGGTTCTTAACTTTGGCTCCATTTTCTTACCTGCTTTCCAATCATCGGTATCGCCTGTACGTTTAAGTTTTTCTGCAAACTCAACGATTGGGTCAGGTCTTCCAAATGAAATTGGTGACAAGTACGTTTTGTTGTTAATGTTGTAGTGAAAATACAATTCGATAAAAGGAATATCCTTATTGAATTTGTAAGGTACTAAACGGATTTGAGATTTTCCGTTTGCCGGTTTCCAGATTGAATCCGACTTTTTTGTGTTGTTTTGTAAAGAGCTAAATCTCTTTAATGCTAATGAAATGTCCATTGCTTTTTTTGTTTTAAAGTTTAAGAATTTGTTTTTAAAGTTGAGGTTTATATCGATATATTCCTATATCTAAATATAAACTTTTTGGCTTTTGTTATAACAAATATACAACTATTTTTTGTTATTGCCAAATATTTTAAGGTTTATTTTGCCCACTTTCCCCTATTCACTAATAAAGAAATTACTGAATATACAGCTAAATCCTCATATGTATCCTCAATTGATTCTCCAACCTCATCTGGCTGTCCTAATACTACTAATTGTTTCAATCTTTGGATTTTATCGTTCTTTCTGAACCATAATCCACTTAATGATAATTTGATATCTTCCTTAGTTTGTAATGGCGTTCCTACCGAAATATTACCAGGTCCATAGTTTCTTTGTTTCTTACAAAATGTGTTATACATTTCATCTAAAATGTTCTTAAACTCTTCACAGGTTTGTGGATACGTCTCTTCACAATATTGAATTGCGGTCATTTCTTCTTTATTCATAACTTATTTTTAATTTTTCCAAAATTGATACCATTTTTTCTTTTTGATTTCTGGCTTTGCAAATGGATGTGTATTATCCCAAATGTTTACTGCACCTCCATATCTAACTGACATCATCTGCATAAACAATTGATGATAGTCAGCCGGTATATTTCCAAAATCAGCTGTTATTTTAACATCTAAAATTACTCGCGTTGATTCATTCGATATTAATTTTAGATAATCATGCATTTCGACAACAGTACTACTTCTTACTAATAAATGCTGTCCATCTCCAATATGGAATTCTCCTTCTACTTTTTTAGGTGCCATAACTTATTTTTTAATTTTCCACTTCTTTTCTAAATATTCATAATAACGTTGGGTTTTATTACCATTGTATAGAAACCATACAATATAGATATCAAACCACCAATCCAACTTTTTTAGTAACTTTTTCATTTTTCTTATTTATTTTATCTTTCAGTTTAACTGCTAAAGCGCATAATTCATACTCCTCATGTTCAATGAGTATTTGTAAATTTTCATCTAATAAATCTAAAAATTCTCTACTATCAACTGATAGCGTGATAACAAGAAACTCTTTTATTATAACCTGTGCAAATTCTACTTTCTTTTTTCTTGCAGAAATTCCATATTCAATACCTAAGATAATAGCCTTAGCTACATCAAGTGTATGATGTTGAAAAACATCATCAGGTTTATCGGTATGAAATTGAATTGGTTGGAATTTCTTTTTTGTCATATATTCAAATATACGAAAAATATATTAGAATTCCAAATTGTCTGTATTAAAACTTTTAAAAACTTTTGTAGATATTTTTTTGTATCCTGTATTTGAAGTTGTTAGGATACAATTTCTAAACTCTTCCCAATCAATTTGAAATGAATTATCCAACATACCACCTGTTTTTGATTTAACTACTTCGTTTAGAGCGTTAATAGTGTATATTGTATTAGATTGTTTTTTTCTATGTACTAAAATAGTTTTCCATTCAGATGAAATTGGAGCAGAACCCTTACCCACATTGAATGTTATGAATGCTTCATCCGGTCTTAGTTTACTTTCTAAAACAAAAACATTTGGATTTGTTAGTGTATAACTCCCTAATATAAAATTAATCGAATTATCTAATTCTTGCTTTGTTGTAAACAAGCAAAGTAGTTGTGTGTTCATTTGTTATATTTAATCAATTAAAATATATGCATTACGATTATAGTCATACACTTCACTCAATGCATTTTGGAATACTCTACCAAGTTTAGGGTCATTTAATACACTTTTGGAAATAAATTTATTATCAATTAAATATTTTAACATAGCTTGTTGTCCTCTGCCCTTTAATCTAAATTTATCGGAATTAGCAATTTTTCTTCCTTCTTCCCAAGCTGCTTTGAATTTATCTTGTTTATTTGGTTGCTCTGCCATTGATAAAAGAAATCCTCTATATAGATTATCGGATGATAATTTTATAGTTCTTCTACCACTTTTATCTATAATACCTCTACCTAATCCTAATGCCATTAACGTACTTTTACCAATTTCTGAATTCAATCCTTCGATTGCTTTCATATCTTCCTTAGTTTCAGCTACTTTCTTAAATTCATTTTTTGCATTTGTATAAATCGCATCA